AGAAAGAGCAGAACGAGAATTTCGAGCATGCGGCGGTGCCTCCTTTCGAGAGGAGGATGAAAACAATCCCCCTATATATAGGGGACGCCTCTGCATGGTCGGACCGGGAGTTCCGCCCCTTCATCCGGAACGGGAAAAGCTGGCGAGCGTCATGCCCGGCCGCCGCGCGGCGGCGTTCTCCGCGCCGTAAAGCGCAGCAATGGCGCGGGCCAATTCATCCAGGCTGCGATATTCAACCGTGCGGCCTTCGAAGGTGACGCGCGTGACGCCGCCGGTATAGGCGGCAGCCAGCACGGCCGCGCGGCTGCCGGCTGGTTGTGCCAACGCCCAGGCGAGTGTGGCGGGGTCCATGAGTTATCTCCGGCGATCGCTGGCCTTCCGTCATTTTTCGGCACAAGAGATGCATTTTTGATTTGACGCTAGGGCATGGTTATTCTTAGAAATTATCCCTCAATCCCTACTTGAAGCGAGACGCCGCCTTTTGTAAGGCCATTTCATAACCGCACAGAAAAATATAGCGAGCGTTCGGTCGTGGCGATATGGAGAGGAAATGCAACATGAAGTATTTTGTTTTTCTTCTTTTTTTACCGGCTATTTTAGCATGCAATCCAGCTTCGGGGCCATCTGAATCCTTACCGCGTAAGCCGGTCCCACCAGCACATCTTCAAAACCCTGGCCCAGATTGGATGTTGGTTGGCTCGACTGGGGATGCGTTCATCTGGCTCCAAAAGCGCCCAGACCGTCGAACAAGAAACACAGTACAGATTTGGGAGATTGTGAATTGGGATCCGAACTCTTCAGTTGGCAAAACTGCATTAAGCGTTCGTTCGCTTAGGTCTTTTGATTGTGAAAATCGAAGAGTCATGACACATCAAAACTCATGGCATAGTGGCTTCAATGCTGATGGGAGGACTACTCGAGTTGACGACTACCCTAGTAATTGGCGCTTTGTCGCGCCAGGAACTATGGGACACCTCCAATTAGAGACTGTCTGTCAGCTTAGACGTTGATGTACGAGATACTCATTCGAATGCTCCCTTCGCCGCGCGTCTGATAAATCCCCCTGGAGCGCTCGAGATATGAGAAAGAAATCACCCGCCCGCGCCGCGCGCCAGTGCGCGCAGGATCGGCAGGATCTGCGCCCCGCCCGCACCAAGCGCCACCAGCACTGCTACGATGCCCCAGATCGCTGCCTCAATCCGGCGCGTCTGCTTGCGCAGACCACAGATTTCCGCGCGCACCGCCGTGTAGCGCTCGGCGCAGCGCTCGACATGCAGCGCAAGATCCTCGCGCTCGCGCGCGTGGAGTTCCCCGTTACTCATGATTTCCTCCCGAAAGTGATCACCGCAGCCAACCGCCACGCGGCGCCAACCAGCCGGGTCGGCGCATCATTGGCGCTGGTTCAGGGTTTGGCGCGGCAATCGGCGTCGCAGTCTCCGCTACCTGGCTTTCCACCGGCGCATTTGCGATATCCTCGCGCAGCCTCTGCCAGAAACGCTCGCCATACCGATCCGCACCCAGCAACCATAACGCCGCACGCGCCAGCACCGCGCAATCCAGCGCCTCATTCCGATCGCGCAGCTTCGCCCATTCCTGGCGCACAAAGCCGCGCCGATCCTTCACCTGGTGCAGCTGCTCCGCCACCAACTGCTTGACCCATTCAACCTCGATCCCCTGCGGCAGATGCACCCAGCCAGGCGGGAATTCCTCCGCCTCGCCACGCCCGAGCCAAAGCCGGCGATAGAGATCAACCTTCCAGGTCGAAACCGACACCGTCCAAAGCTTCAAACCGCGCCGCAATTTCCGTCCATCCACCAGCGCATCCACCGGCGTCGGCCCCTGCACCGGCTGAGCCCTATTCCAACCATCAACCCCCTTGGTCGGCGCAATGCGCGGGTCGCGCAGGCGCCGCAGATGGCCATAAACAGCCGCCGTGTCGCGCCCGCCGGTATCAATGCAGGCCTTGGCAATGCGGATCGCGCCGCCATTCGCCCGTGGCCAATCGCGCGCCAGCAACTCCGCCAGCGCATCCCAGGGCGCACGCTCGCGCGGGCTGCCCGCAATAACGATGTGATCGACAAGCCAGGAGGAATAGCCCTCCGCCCAGGCCCAGATATCGCATTCCAGCCGATCATCCTGCACATCCACACCAGCCGTCAGCACCAGCGCGTCCTGCGGCACAACACCAAGCCGGAAATCCTCGCGGCGTTCCACAAGGCGTTCCCAATCCGGTGCCTCACCACGATCCTGCCAGGTCTCGCCCAGCACGGTGTTGCGGAAGGTTTTCAGATCCTCGGCCTTGCCCTGCGCGGCTTCCCAATCGCGCGCGATCTGCTCCCAGGACAACCAGCCGACGGGGGAATACAGCGCCGAGATGTGAAAGCCGATGATGTGCGGGTTTTCTGCCGATGCTGTCGGGCGCCATTCGCCGGCAGCGAGCATGGCGGTCTTGTGATGTTCCTCAATCGGCGCGTCGCAGTCCTCGCAATGATAGCGCACGCTGCGCGGGTCGCCCTTCTCCCAGATCAGGCGCTCGAATTTCAGCCATTGCATTGCGCCGCAATGCGGACAGGGCAGGAAAAAGCGCCGCTGGTCTGAGGCAGCATATTCCCGTTCAATCCGGCTGCGCCCGGCAATGGTTGGTGTTGAAACCAGAAAGGCCTTCCTTCGCCAGCCGAAAGTCCGTGCCCGGGCCTCGGCCAGGGCAATAGGGTCGCCTTCGCCTTCGATGTCGCCGGGATAGGCATCCACCTCATCCAGAAACAGAAACCTGGCCGGCATGGAACGCAGCCCGACCGCACTATTTGCGCCCGTCAGCACCAGAATGCCGCCGGGGAATTCTTTGGACAGCATGGTATTGCCGCTATCGCGCGCGCGGGCGGGCGCGACACGATCACGCAGCGCGGGGGTTTCCTCCAGCAATGGGTCAATGCGCTGGCGAGAGAAACGTTTGGCGAGTTCCACGGTCGGCTGCACCGCCAGCACCGGCGCCGGGACGTGATGCAGAATATAGCCGAGCCAATTATTGCCTGCCTCGGTATTATGCGTGGGAACCCAGCCCTTCCCACAGAGGTAAAGATGGTTGGGCGAATCAACCTCAATGCATCGCACGGGTACGCTATCGGTGGGCTCAATACTGATAATCCGCCGCCGTCTGCTCCGGCCCGGTCGACCATGAGCGATTGACCGCATCCGCGCCACCTTGCGCGACAAACGAAACATCGGCTCCTCGACATAGGCGGTCCAGGACACGCGCCAGTAGTCTTGGCAAACCCGGTCGTCACCATTGATCACTTTGCGACGGGATGCGCTGAAATAGACATTCGGCTTATAGCCGAGGCTACGCAGCAGCTCGACCATTCCGTTGACCAACTTAGGATCAGCATTTGAAAACTCGCAGCGTTTACCATCCGGAGTGATGGTGCCATCCGAGTCCATCATGCCGCGGACCAGATCAAGGCGCTGGGAACGGCTCGCGCGCAGATAGGCGAGCGGGATATGCTTGTTCTCCAAAAGATCCAGCATGCGCAGCCGCGTGATGAACCGAGAGCGATGCTGAATGCTTGAAGGCGCTGTTACTCCGTCCACCAGCCGAAAGGTCGGATCAATGACGATATTCGCGCACCGACCATTACGCCATTTTGGAAGGCGGAATTCGGCATTTACCCCACATGCCTGAAGGTGCTCCGCCACCTCGGCATCGTCCTCGTGAACACTGATGTGATTCATGATGGATGAACCATCACCAAGCCACATCCCAAGCACATAAGGATGGATGATAAGATCCTGCTCGGGCAATTCGGCGGGGGCGCAGCAATCAATAGCATAGCGATAGCGTGGGCCAGCACCGATACGAACCCGATGGATCATCTCATCCGTGCGCAAGATACGCTCGATCGGCTGTTCCGCGTCCGTGAAATCTCTGACGGGCCAGCGATGCTCACCGTCGCAGGTTATAGTCTCCCCATCTTCGAGGGTAATCTTGAAGCATTCGCGGCCATGGAATACGGGCGATATGCCGGTTACGCGACATGGCAGGCCAAGCTCGTCAAACAGCGTATCGCCCACCACCAGGGAGCCCATCGTGGCCCAGCCCGCCGCTGTCGGGATCGGCGTATCGATGGCGAGTGGAGCGCCCACCTGCGCCCCCTTCATGAACACAATCCGCCGCGCCGGATGCACGGCGGACAACGCATCCATCACATCGCGGAGATACGGCGTGCGGCTCGTGCGCCAGGGGCCAGGTTCCGAGGATGCGCGGCTGCCCAGAATGCGGTGCTGTTCCGCCCATGCCGAGACAGTGAGTTGTGGTGGCGGGCGCAGCATGGCCCCGGCACGGCGGCGCACATGCTCACGCGTGCGGCTCTCGCTCGCCGCCGATGCCAGGAGGGTCGAAGCGATCGGAAGCCTCCGTCAGAAGCTCATTGATGTGCTGCTGTAGGATGGTTTGCAGCAGATGAGGCTCGACGCCGAGTTCGGCGGCAATCACGCCGGCCACGCGCGCGGGCCAATTCAGCAGCGCGTCGCGCATGGTGCTGGCGATTTCATCAATCGTCGCATTGGCGGTCGCGACATCCAGCAGCCGGCCCTTGCTTTCGTCGAGCGCCAGGCGCTGGGCTTCGACCTTCAGCGCAAGTTGCGCAACCTTCAATCGGGCGAAGGGCGTGCCCTCGGCCGCCGCGCTGCCGCTAAGCGAGGAACGCTGCGGGTCGGCGGTGTCCAGCAGCCGAGCGCGTGTCTTGGCGATGTCCCATTGGCCGTCCGGTTCGCGCGCGATGCGCCCCGTGCGTTCGGCCTTGTGCATGGTGGTATCGCTGACGCCAAGGCGTCGCGCTGCCTCACGCGTGGAGGATGTCAGTTCAGCCATGGCGGCGACCTCCCGCCGCGCGTTGGTGAGGGTTCAGGGCGTCAGTGAGTGGCGCGGTGGCGCGCTGTGAGGAATGCGGAAAGGGCGGCTTGCCAGTCGGCGTCGTGCGGGGTGCCGATGCGCTGCAGGGATTCGAGCGTTACCTTCTGCCGGCTGTAGTAGTCGCCCTCCAGGCGTGCCAGCCATCCGGAAAGCCCCTGCGCGGCAAGGGCGTCGCTGGCGGAGGCGATTTCCGCCTCACTCGGTTCGGTGCGTCCGAGGGAGACATGCTGCCCATCGGTGCCGAGCACTATCCAGCGGGTTTCAGTTTCTGCCTGCATCGTCATTCTCCGTCTTGCGTGACGGACGCTTCGCGCTGTCTTTCAAGCGAGCCAAGGCAATAAAGCGCCAGGGATCGCGATGATCCCTGGCTGATGCGCTGATCATCCAATCTGTGGCTGCGCAGCTTCATTCCGGTACGCGGTAGACGGTGTAGGATCCCTTGGCACCCTGCTTATTCGGGCCGACTTGGCGAATGCGCTCGGCAATCTCCACGTTGATCCCCTGGCGCTTTTTCAGCCCGGCGAAAAACCCGCGCACCGTGTGCTGCGTCCAGCCGGTCGCCTCGGCGATTTGCGCCACCGTCGCGCCCTCAGGGCGGCGGAGCATCGCCAGCACCACTTCCTGCTTCGTTCCCTCGCGCGGCTTGCGTGGCGCGCCCGCGGCGCGTGTGCCGCGCCGTGAGAGGGCGTTGCGCAGCATCGCCATGGCTTGGGCGATCGGGTCCTTGTCCGCATTGGGCGGCGGCGCGTCCTCCCAGGCTGCCAGCAAGCGCTCGGCGGCTTCGCGCAAATTCACGCTTCCCATGTTGGGCGCCTCTGGCGCGGCCTGGGCGGGTTGTTCCGCCACCGCGTCATGATGCTGCGGCGTTTCGCTCTCCCCGCCCTGCGGCGCCGTGTCGGGCGCCACGCGTCCCTCATTCGGGTCAATGCCAATGGCGCGCAGCCCCTCATCCGTCACCTGGATCAGGATCGGCGTGCCATCCGCATCCTTCCGCCACACCATCGCCAATTGATCGCGCGGCGCGGCCACTTCAATCAGCAGGCGGCTCTTGATCAGGCTGTTCACCACCGCGCGGCAGGCGGCGACTGGCAAATGCTTCGGCGCAATCGCCAGCAATTGCGGGTGCTGCGCGCCATGGCTCAATACAATCCGCTGCGTGTCTGAAAGCTTCATCGTCTCGGTCTCCGGTTGCGGGTGCCGACCATCGGCCCCTACTGCCGGGAGCCCCGCGGGTGGACCCTGCGGGGCAGTGCGGCGCCGCCTTGCGGCGGGCGTCGCTTCAATCCTGCGCTTCGGCGGCGATCCCTTCGTTGATCACGAAGCCCGTCAGGTAGGGCAGGCCGGCGGGGATGCCCGTCTCGCGGCTGGTGCGTTGCGTGATGCGCCAGCCCATCCATTCCGCG